GCTTGGCGCATTTGCTCGGACTGGAACTCTTCGCTGCGCGCCTGCTGCTTGTCGGCCAGCGATGCGGCATCGATCTGTGCCTTTTGCTGATCCATTTGCAGATTCTGCGCGGCCTTTTGCTGCTCCAGTTGCAGGCGGGCTTGATCGGTTTGCGTTTTCTGCTGCAGCGCCATTTGCTGCACTTGCGCGTTGAGCTGCGCAATTTGCATGCTGTTGTCTTGCGGCATCTGAGGTGGCTGGGGGGCAAACTGCTGGGCCATTTGATCGATCTGGGCGAGCTCTTTGGAAAACTGAGCCAGTTGCTGCTCGATGATTTGTTGCACGCGAATGATCACCTTGACCTGCTGCTCTGCGCTGTCCGTGATCAACTGCTCGCGCTCAGCACGCTGCACAGCCTCATGCGCTTGCGTGAGGTAGAAGTTCAACAGGTGATCACGCAAGTGCTGCGCCATCGGGTACAGATAGCTTTTGACGATGGCCGGATTCATGCCAAACATTGGAGACTTCAAAAACGCCAAATGCGTCTGGATGTGCGCCACGTGGTCCTGCTTTGGCAGAACGTAGACGGGGCGGCCCATCGACGCGGCCACGTTTTCGCTCACTGGGTCCACATCATCCTGACCAGGCTGAGGCTGCAAAACATCCTCGGGGCTGAGCTTCAGGTTGCGGATGAACATCTCTTCGACCTTGCGCAGGTCGTACATCTGAGGCATGGCCGCAGCGCGTTGCTGCACCGCCTGCACCTGCGCAAATCGTTGAGCCTCGCTGAAAATAGCGGGGTCGCTGACGGGCACAACATCCAGCGGACCGTCGAAGTCCTCGGGCTTGACGTCGAGGCCGTTTTCCATGGCCGCGATGTCTTCTTCCGTCAAATACGCGCTGTTGATGCGGTGCAGGATGTTGAAAACACGGGCCACAGAGTTGTGCAGGCGTGAATGGATGGAGCTAAACACCACCATGCCCTGCTCAATCAGCGCCAGCGTTGTGCCAACAGGAGCGTTTGCGTTTTGGTCGGACAGCTTCTCAAACGAGGTTTGCACCACGCCCTTGCCTGCATCCACTAAGAATCCAAGCAGCTGGAACAATGTTGGCGATGGCCCGTTAAACGGAATAGGCATGGCCAGCTTGCGAATGTCGTCGACCAGCGCGCCGCCCTCAATCTCGCAAACCTCGGTGGGCTGCAAGTTCAGCGTTTGACCACCAGGGCCGCCCTTGAGTTTGAGCAGCGTTGGGATGTTTTGAATGTGCGCGGAGTCAAGCAAGGCGCGAAGGGCGCCGGTGGCAGCGCCTGACAAGCCGCCAATCATGTGGGTCAGGCCAATCGGGTAAGCGCCGCGCCATGGGACGAAAGCAAACTCGACAATCCAGTCCAGCTCTTTGCGTCGCTTGTCCTCTGGCTCCCAGTTGCGGTACAGCGAGAGCGCCTTTCGTGTGGACTTGTCGATGCTGATGATGTAGGGCTCAACGCCATCGCCAAAGTCCAAGTGCGTGTAAATCTCAAAGATCGTGCGCAGCCCGTCCTCGTTGTAACTGGTGTCCTCGCGGCCCTCGATCTTGTCGTTGGCCACGGAGGCACGGCTGAACTCGACTTGGTCGGGAGAGCCAAGGTCGACCTCGGTGTACATGCCCGCCTTCATGCGGCGCAGAAACTCGTTTTTGGTGACGTACTGCACGTGCGTCTTACGCTCGGCGGTGTAGAAGTTTGTGGCTGCAAACGGCAAATAAATGTCGTCAATGGCAATGAACTCGGCCGTCGGACGGTTCCACTGCGGAGACCACATGAGCTTCAAGTACTGCCCGCCGCCAAGAGGTAGTTGGGTGGAAAGTTGCTCCAACTCGCCGCGCAGCTCTGGCATTTGCTGCGTTGCCTGCCAGTTCATGAAATCTGTCTTGCGACGAGCCTTCTCCAGCTTCTCGGGCTCAACGGTGCCTAGGATTTTGGACTTCACAGGGCCCGAGGGCGGGAAGATTTCTTTCATGACGCGGGCGCTGAAATCAACGCAAGCCTCAATCAGCATCGGGTGCACAACTTTGTTTGCGCCCGTGAACTGAGCGCCGCCAGGCGCGTCGTCGCCAAGGCCGGTGCGACGCAAGCCCTCTTCGTAGAGCTTGTCGCGCTTTGAGCGTGCGTCTTTGTCGCGCTCGATTTTGTCGAGCAACTCAACAACCGCGGCGCTGAGCATGCCTCGGTCTACCTCGTCGACGATGTTGGCAAAGTGAGCCTTTTTATCGGTCACGTCTTGCTCGTTTTTCATGCGCACAACTGCGCCGCCGTCTGCAGTGTCCTCGACGTCCATCTCTTCGTCTTCGGGCATGGAGACGGTTTCGCCTCGCTGCGCGTCGTCGCTTGGGTTTTCGTCTTCGCCGTCGTTTAAGAGTTGGTCAGCCATGTGATCAGCCTGCGTTCATTGCGTGGAGCTCGCCCACAATATTGTCGATTCTAGCCTCGTCGTAATCGCCTGTGGGGAAATTCGCACCACTTACTTGGCCGCCAGCTGCGTAGCCACGAACTTGGCCGCCACGGGAGAAGCCTTCGGCAGGTGGTGGGCCACCTAAAAAATCGCGCATCTCGTCAAGGCTCATGTAACGCTGAGCGTTTGGTGCTGAATCAACGGCGGTGTTGAAGTTGTCAATTGCCTGCTGAATGTTTCGCTCGGGTGAGACTTTGCCAAGCGCACGAAGCACAGCATTCGGGTCCTGAATGTCAATCAAACCTGTGTTTTGCAAGTCCCCCACCTTGCCAAAGTTCCCCGACCGCACAAAGTCCTGCACGGCTGGCAGGTAGTCTTCCTTCGGGGCTTTGTTGCCTTTGCCTTTGATCTGGACGATGTCTTGAGTTGAAAAAGCAGGGTCGCTCATGATTTGCGCCACACGCTCCAAAGTCTCCATCCCTTTCGGTGGCAGGCCTTCGTCAATCGCAATTTTGGTGGCCTGCTCAACAGTTGGGCGACGTGGCGACACCTCAATCGTCACGTGCGGCTGTCCCTTCTTGTCGCGCAGGCTGTAAATCTTGGAGCGGCCCTCGACTACGTCCGGGCAGTAGCCGCCGACGCAATGGCCCATGGTCTCGCCTTCGTACTTGAGGGCGTCCTCGAGAATTTTGATTGACTCATCGACATCAACCTTGGTTTTTGTGTTGTGCGCGCGAATGGTGTCGTTAACAAAATTATCAAACGCACGAGTGCCTTCCTCAAGGCCTTCATTCCAAGCCATGTCTTCTGCAACCTCTCGAAGTGTTGCATCGTCCACACCCATACCAAGCTCATCAAGCTCTGATCTTTCAACCGTGGCTTTTTTACCAGTGCTTTCAGGCTTGCGCAGCTCCACCCACTTAAATCCCTGCTCAGGGTACTCTTTGACCACCTGCGTGGCCGGGTTCATCGCCCGCGCCATGTCGGCCTCGGCCTTTTGCGCGGCACGCCAATCGTTGATCTTGGCCACGCGCTCGACAGCTTGGGGCACGGTGACTTTTTCTAGGTCTTGGTACTTCAGGCGCAGGTTCGCAGGCAGGCCAGACTCGGGGTTTACCGCGTTGCGCAGCTCGTCGACGAGGTGGTTAAAGCCGAGAGCTTCAAAGTTTGATTGGCGCGGTCCAATGTCATAAACTTTAGTCTCGGGTGGAACTTTCTCTAGCCACGGATTGGATGCAAGTTCTTTTGTTTTTGCCAAGTACCCAGCAGTCACATCTGGATATATGGCCATGTCGCTTGCAGCCTCCCAACGCTGGGCCGCTTCGGACTGACCAATCCCCTCGGCAGGAAAGCCAGCAGCTTCTCGACGAGGGGCAATAGTATCGCCAAAGTACGTGTTCAAAGGCGCAACTTCTGCATGCGTAATACCTCGTTCGGCCAGCGCGCGCAGCGGGTCCTCCGGTGTAGCCATCTCGTTTCGGACATACTTGCCCAGCTTGGTTTCGAGCCAGCGGTTCATGGCCGCCTCTGGCAGTTGACGCGCCCGCACGCTTTCGGAGACATCAACGCCCGCCCGCTCGGCCAAGTTTTGAAGCCCGGTTTCGTTGAGCACCGTTTGCTGCATGGGGTTCACAACCCGCTCCACGCTTCCCGCCAGCCAGTTGCCGCCCTTGGGCTTGACCACATTCACAG